AAGAAATGAACGAACAACTGAATTTGATCATAGATCGGCGCCGCCAACGGAGCCAACCTTAACAATATTTCAGTTGAACCACGAAAACGATCACCTGGCATACACTCGATATTAAGCACAGGGGTCAAACGACCCATGCGCGTAGTCAAGCGCTTCAAGTGAGATAAGTCGAATGTCGACTTTTTGGGAGCCGTCAGTTCCACTGACGTAAACCCTGCATACTTTCCCATTTAGATAGTAAGATTTTGTTTTGACTTTTCACGGATCCTTTTAGCAGCACGCCTTAACTGCTCTTCATGATAAGACAGCGCGCCGAGAGGATACACCTTAGACACTTTAATTGAGTCACTCAATGCATACAACTTCCGGCGCAGACTTTCAATTGCTTGCCGCTGATCACGCACCGCGATACGAACGTGATCAATTTTAGAAAAAATCTTGCCCTTATAATACCTGGGCAAGTGAACTTTTTCACCGTCCATAATAGCGTAGTTCTTACGCTCTGACTTGTGCCAACAAATCATTGATTCCTTAGGAACGAACTGAATCTTTCGACCTTTCACTATCGCACGCGAAGCGAAATAATTAAAACCAAGACCAGGACGGCGAGACATAGTAACAAAAGGTAAAGCACGGCCATCACGCATGCCCTTAGCCTTCCCGTTAACCATGTACTTAAGACAGTAGAGAGTAGAGGCAGCAGTAACGTTGCCAACATGAGTGAGACCTTTATCCCAACACTTTCGTATTGTGGCCTCAGGAACATTACCGAACAAGAGAATATGGTAATGAGGCCTATAAGTGCGCGAACCGTATTCACCAACAGCATAATAACGAAGTTTAATTCCAGATTTACGTACTCGCTTGAAAAACTCTTGCAAATCGCTTTTAACCAATTGCGACTTACCCGACTTCCATGTAAGATGACAGTCCGCATACGTGAGCGTAACAAACTGACGCAGCATATGCATCTTAGCTTCATAGTGAAGACGAGTCGACCAATCACTTCTACGAGTTGCCATGCAGAAAGGACACTTGCCGCAAGGCACAGTAACATCATGCTTGTGGACATAATATGGTTTTAAGCACTCCATAGTTAGACACCCTAAAGGGTTTAGCCTGCGGCAGCAAGGAATTCTTATGCTTCCGCTACTAAACCCCCTTCGAGTTTACAATTTAGTACCCCCACGAGACATTCTGTAAGTACGTTGGTATTTACCACGACCACGACGACTACGCTTTTTAAAACTCCGACCGAATCTCTTTCTCATAAAATTTTACATTTTTCCAAGTAACAACATCACGAACGTTAGAATCTGCTGAGGACCAATATCACCATCAGCCAGAAACTTTTTCTGAACCTCGAGAATAGCGTTTTTAAACTGCTGAGAGTTTAGAATCTCCTTTTTAATCTCAAGATCTTTTGAACCTAGATCAAACTGCTGCTCAAGTCGAGCAACTTCCGCTAGTACCTTACGCTGAGCAATGCTCCGATTCTCAGGATTCTGCATGTCAGTCAGAAAACTTGTCATGTGTGACGACATCTCAAACTCATTAGCCTTGATAAGCGCTGTCGACTTCATTAAGTCAATCATGTCATTGAGATAGGAATCTTTCAATATTGGATTCCTTTCAACAACCTGCCGTTGCGCATCCGCCAACTGAGTTAAAACACCATCCTTCACGGTCTTCTGATTTAATGCAGACACCTGCGCCTGAGCCAGCGCAGATTGATTAAGCATCGGAACGACCTGAGTCAACTGAGAAAAATCATTAGGACGAATGTCCGGATGAGTAAGAGGCGCAGTCTGATTGCCGGGATTACCCTGACCATAAATCAGGTTTTTATTCAGCCCGGCTTCTTCGAAGCGCTTCATTTGATTTTTCGGACTATTGTACTCCAACTGCTCTTGCAACAACTGACGATTAGCATCCATTTGAAATTCTGCCAACCGACGGTTCTGAGCACCCTGCAATAACTGACCAACAAACGGCAGGGTCATAGCACCGATTTGAGAAGCAATTAATGGCAACGGCATCAATCGAACATTTTCTGCTGCGCCTTATCCATTTGCTCCTCGTTGTAACGATCTATCAGAGAATTCCGATAGTCAACGATGTGTTGAGCCATCACATCAACTAGGCCAGGCGTAGCCAACACCATATTCGGCAATGCACCAGCCGAATGCAGATACGACTTCAACCTCGCCGGAGTAAGCTCCTTTTCGGAGTCCGGCTTAACCAACGGCAGAAACTTATCCACATCACTGTGGGGCTGCATAACGCGGAAATACACATCGATCATGTTGAGATCCGACTTTAGCCAGAAAACCACATCCGACACTTTCCACTTAGGTCCAGGCACGGCACCTTGTGCCTCCTGGAACGTAGTTTTTGTACCCATGGTACCAAACTACGAAATTTTGTAACACCGTGCAAATCAGCCCGGTGTCACTCAGCATAGTAAATCAAGTATTCACTATGCTTTTTGGACTTCGCTCCGCTCGTCCAAGGCTATAGAAGATAAACTTATAGACCACCGTACTTCGGCCAGACTCATTAGCACGCGCTTGCGCGCGACAGATTGTAGTAACCACAGGTCCCGCCTGGCGAGCGTACTGGGTGTGACGGCCCGGGGTTCCCCCGGTCCTAACGGTCGCTAGGCTCCCTTTATCGGAACTCGTGAGACACGAGTCCTCTTTTCCTACAGGCCCGCGACGGGCCTGATAGGAGTCGCACGCACTCAGACAACTCGCCAAGCTAAAGTCCAGTCGGACCAGGCACACCTTGGTCAGTCGTCCTATCGTCCTCCTTCCCCGGCTTAGCCATATCCTCCGGACTTTAGTCGTCGACTCGTGGCGGCGACACTCTCTCTCACTTTCTTTTTCTACGAAAAAATTGACGTGAGAATTACACCAATACACAGAACTACTTAGTGTATTCATAGAAAAGGGGGACCGCTCGCCGCAGTCCCCCTTAAACCCCCCTAGGCAGATTTAGCCATTAGACTTTGGGTGGGCCAGGGAGTGGATTAGGCTCCACTTTAGCACGAGAAGCTTTCTTAGACTCAATACGTGCTTTTTTATCCGCAACAGATTTTTGATCACGAACAACTTTAGCCTTTTCACCGGCAGCAATTTTATCCTTTAACGTTTGAGCTACCTCAAACTTTTCGAGAATATCCTTATGCCGAACTTTTTCAATATCACCGTAACCGGTTAGATACGCACCCTGTTTTTCAACAGGAAGAGCTTCACGACGAACGAAACGCATCATAATCTCCTTGACAGACATTGACTGATCTGGAATAGTCATCACAGGACAATGCTTGAATGACTGACCAGAACCTTTACGAGTAAAATGAATTTTGTAGCTCATGCGAAACCTAGATTATTCGGTGTACCAATGTAAGGCAGACAACGGTTAACCATCACTTTATTATTGATGTAGAGCCAGAAATTATCATTATCTGGACCACCAACAATGAAGATTTGATCTTGCGTAGCATCATCGAACTGCAAGAAGTCGATCCCAAGCTCAGGGGTGTCAGAGAAATCACGCGTAAGCGTCCAATGCATTAACGTATCATGGAAATCACCGTGAGAAGTATTTGGAATGTACTTCCAGTCCACATAACGCGACTGATAACCGAACAACGGACGTTTACCGTCCTCATCCTCGACGAAATTAGCAGGAGCATTATAAAGCTCAACTTTGTCAACTTCCTGCTCACCTAACTTAGCGAACGTCGGCCAAGGATAATCCAGAAACGATCTACGCTTGTAGAACATACGTGGCACACCCTGGTGATAAGACGGCTCAGCCATAATCGAAGCGATACCGATAATCATCCCATGCTCAGGACAGAAATAATTGAACTGATTGGTATTACCATAGGTCACACCACGGCCAAACAAATTTCCGGCAGGAACATTTTCAGACGATTCATCCTCAGAGAACGCAGTGGTCACAACTTCAGAAATCTTAACCATGATACGGCCACCACCGAGAAACTCAGGCTTTTGCAGACGAGCATCTTGCGTACGCACTTTAAAATGCGCCATATTAGACTCTTCATACTTAGAACCGGCAATCGCATTACGCTCATACCACACCTGCAACGCATAGGCTGTACGAAAATCATTGATAGTAACTGACGATGTCTCCAAATTGACCTCGTCAATATTTTCAACACGAATATCCGCACCACCTGGATTTAAACGAATAGTACCGTCGGGAGGAGTAACGCCCGTCGTGTTACTTTCCAAAACAGATCCATCCAACACCTGCGAACCATCGGCATTATAGATCTTAGAGAAAGGCTCATAGGTCACGCTCCCGCTACCAGCTAATGGCATTAGCACTTCTTCGCCACGTTGAGTAAATGGAAGAGCAGAAGTAAAATACTCTTTCAGATAATCACGAGTCCTCACGGCGAAAATAGACGCCATACCTTCCGAATACGCGATCTGGCCAGACGCAAACGGAAATCCATTCTCGTTACCGAATGCAGTATCTGAGATAAAATTCCGATCACGGTAATACTCATACCAACAAGCCTGATACACCAACGCCGGAATCACGTCGATGGCAACGCCATCGTACTCGTCATTGGTAGCACCTGCAACCGGCGTAACTGGAAATCCGAGATAATCCATGATAGACGACTTTTGAAACGCAGCCGGGGCATTATCCAACCACTCGCCGAGATCAATGTACGGCGGAATAGGAGCATCGACCGGATCGATGCCCACGCCAAGGCGACCACCAGTAATAAACTTCTCCCAGTCCTTCCAGATAATGCGATAAGGAACAAAGAAGAAATGAACGAACAACTGAATTTGATCATAGATCGGCGCCGCCAACGGAGCCAACCTTAACAATATTTCAGTTGAACCACGAAAACGATCACCTGGCATACACTCGATATTAAGCACAG